TTATAGACACTAACAGACATACCTATTTTGTCTATTGCCTTATAGGTTATGCCTCGTAACTGTTGCTGTGGTCTGAACTCTGACTGTTTGCCGTAGTTGCGTAATACACTACCGCTTATTGACTGACCAAGTGATTGGCTAGTAAAAGATTTATATGCGCGTTGTAATCTGTTTTTTATAGTCATGTAAATAGATTATGGTCTCAAGGACTCTACCATAATAATAACACGACTATGTTACAATACTAGATTTCGAGTAAACAAGCGTTCGCTTTTTGTATGCGTTCGCCCTGAAGTGCAGAAACACCCTCGTCAATAGCCTCAAAATCAAAGGTGCTCAGGTTTTTAGCCAACAAATTAAATATTTCGTTATCAATCTCGATAGCATCAGCGCACACTTCAGGTGTTTTATATACTATCTTCTCCTTAACAACTTCTTTTGTGACTTCTTTCGGTACTTCTTTAACGATAGTTTCGGTTTGGTTTGTTGCCGAGCCTAAGCCAAAAGCTAAAAGAATAGCTACGACTATTAAAACTTTTTTCATTTGTGATCCTTTCAATTTAACAAGGCGAATTATACGTTACCGTTTTTAGATTGTCAACTACATATCTATATCATCAACAGTAATCATTTCGGAGTTTGCTACCCTCTCATAGATTGCTGCTAACACATCCGGCGCATCATCGTGTTTGTTTTTGCCTTTTTTCTGGTAGCTCGTTAGTTGTTTATAAAAGTCTTTGTACCGTATTCGCCAACCTACAGGAAAATAAACGTGCTTCTGTACCCATGCGCTAGATGTAAGGATCCGCGCTTCTTTGTTGGCTGTTTGAGCTTCCCACCTAACAACACACTTATTACTGTTATATTTCTCCGACAATATCCTTTCGATATTTCTAGCAAAACCGCGCCCACCGTTGTTACTTTCGATTGTAGACTCATCGACACTATCGACATATAACATACTTGCTACCATAGGCTCTGTCACTTCCATTGCTTCATCACTCATAACGACATCAGTAATATACACTTCGCTTTCGTGAATGATATAATCCACGCTACATAGATAATCTGTACCCTTATCGGCGGTATCAGTGTAATTGAACTTCTTGTGTTCGCCGTCCGGTAACTTTTCGTATTCTTTGAGATCTGTATAGAGTCTACCCTTGATGTCTACCGGCTGTTGATTATAGTTGGCCTGGACAATATCATCGTTCATTTCTTTAGTTTTTAGCTCGTAGTCATGGTTGTTTAGAATTGAGTCACACAACATTGAGCCGTCATCTTGAACAGCCTTGTAGCTGACATGTTCAACACCCTCATCTTCATAGGCTTCGAGTATCTTACCGGCTAAATCATTTGTGGCCCACCGTGTCATAATCACTATAACTTTCCAGTCGTCACCCTCGGTACGTGACAACATGGTGTTTGTGAACCATGACCAGTGTTTATCTAGCACTAAATCACTGTAGGCTTCTTGATCGTTCTTAATAATATCGTCAATTAAAATAAGGTTCGCCCCAAACCCTGTGGCTGTTCCTGTTGGGCTAGTAGCTAGATAGTTATCTTGTGAGCTTTCATCTAAAGCCCAGAGTGAAGCGCTTGCCTGGCCGTATTTCACTTTGGTTTTCGGGAATATGTCATTGTAAGTAAGTATTCCATTACTAGGTTTTTCTTCTATGCAGTCCCTAACTTTACGCGCAAAAGTAGTTGAAAGTGTTTCATTGTATGAACCTGTCATAACTTTCTTGGTGTTGTCTTTACCAAAGACCCACTCTACTAGTGCGGTACCAGTGAAACTTTTGTAGTGGCGCGGTGGGATTGTGATGACGAGAAACCGCTTCTCATTTTGTTCAAGGAAAGTTTGCAGTTTATTACAGACGTTTTTTAAAAAAACACGATCTTCTGTGTAGTGCTTCGGATATTTTAGTTTGCAGTAATCATAGAAGAACCTGCGGGCAAGTTCTTTTTGAGCTTCGAGTTTTACATACTCTGGTACAGGCATTACTTTTCTTCTGCGAGTTTGCGTAGTTCTTCGACAGTGAGTTCTTTATAGCCTAGCTGTTCACCTGATGTAGTCACATCTATGTTCTTAACATCATCAAGACCAAGCATACTATAAAGTTCTTTGTACATTCGCCAGTCATCTTTACCGGCTTTTTTCATCCCGTCAATGACTTCATCTAACGCCTCAACAAGCGCTTCTCTGAGTTCTGGTTGAGCCATCCAATGAACTAGGGTTGGTCTTTGTATACCGAGAGATTTAGCATAAAGTAAAGCCCTACTTATTTTCCTTTTCTGGACAAATTCAAGAAAGTTGCCATATTCCCATTTGTATCTGACTACTTCAGGCTCATTCTTCATATCTTGGACTCTCCACTATTTTCTTTATACCCACTATCTACAGTGTTATTATGTAAAGTTACACTTATGTCAAATATCGTATCACTTGGTAGCTTACCTAGATCCAGGATTTGTGGGTTATTCGTTCTCAAGACGATCTCATATTGATTATCGTTGCTTGCCAATTTTCTTTGGCTTGTTCTTATTATTTCTGCTACGAAGTCCATCAGTGTATTTTATAACTCCATCGTTCATCTATTTTATCAAATTGTACGTTACATGTAGAAATGTGTTCTGGTAATATGACTCCGGTTTTGGTTTTGTGGCCTATCTTTAAACCCATGTCTACGTACTTTTTTTTGTTTATAGATCTGCCCCAGACAACATCAGGGCCATAAGGTTCGCCATTCCATGAGGCTATACCAGATAACCAGGTTTCGCGTTCAGCTAGTAGACAATAAAACCCTGTCGCCTCAACTTCTTGTAAGCCAGTCAAGCTGTAATCGACACTTTCAAAGTGTGTTTCAGTAAAGTTTTTCCAGGCTCCTAGACAATACAAGCCGTGGCGACCTACTTGTATGCCAGAGATATACCCGAAATCATCACTCTTCAATCGTACATAGTGTTCTAGCAAGCGTTCTAATGTGTCTTCTGGATATACACCGTCCTGTTCCACCTGCCAGATGAGGTCTGGTTTATAAGCCTTAACTATAGTTCGTAGGGTCTGGTGGTTTTCAGCAATACGTTTTCTTCTGTTTTCAATACCTACTGCTGGCGATTCGTCTTGATGAAATATAACTCTGTCGGGTTGTACCGTCTGATTAAGGATCTGTTGGTCTAAATCTTCTCTGTGCTCGACTTGAGCGATACATAAAACTACCATATAGCCTCCTTGTATTTTGGCAGTAGTGTTGGCCAACTTATTGACTCAGCTATCTTGTCTGCGAGTCTTGATTCTTCTTCAATATCACATTGTTTAAACCACTCTATCTTTTGTTGCAATGCGAAGATGTCTACACTGTGGATGTCTACGATGCCTCGTGGTTCAAAGGTTGCTGTTTTATAAGCCGGAACAAGCCAGTGTTTTGGTAGTAGATGATTGTTTGGTGAAATATCTGGCATGATAACCGGCATCCCACTAGACAAGGCTTCATTTAATGGGAGGCAGTTGCCGCCGTATCTTCTCGGAAATACTAGAATGTCTCCAAGTTCATATAACACTTTGTTGTCTGTTATCCTGTCGTAGATCTTGGCGTTTCGATGACGCATGGCTATTTGTCTTGATAGATCGTGGTTTTGAACGGCTACCCTACCATCAGGGCAAACTTTCATGTAGTCCCATGTCCCGTTACGGTCTTGTGTGGCTGGCTTTCCAGCTATGTGCATAAAGTTGTGGCCGGTTCGTAGTTTAAATGGGTGTTCTTCACGGTCTACAGGATGGTGTATCTGATAGACTTTTGTACCCCTACCCTCAGCGTGTTTTCTTATTTCGGGTTCAAGCCAAACACTCGGCAATATTATAGTGTCGGGCATTGCATAGTGTGGGTATTTTATATGGTCGTAAAACTCGGGGTTTTCCACGCATACGGTTTTAACGCCTCTCTTTTTGGCTTCGGCGTATAGCTCTAGGTTATATATTGTTTCGGCCGTCAAAATAATATCGGTATCTAGTATGTGATCAAAGTCACTTTGTTTTGGAATGCCTTTTATAACGCTAGCGTCAGGATACCAATCATAGTGTTGGGTTGTTCCATTCAGGTTAGATATATCTATAATTATGGTTCGGTCTGGCTTAAGCCACTTGTAATAGGCTTTCGTCTGATAACCTAGCCCTGTTTCGCTTGCTACTGCGAGAAGTGTAAGCCTCATACCAAGCCCCATGCTTCATCGTCGCTTGTGTATTTACGGCCACCCTCGCGTCCGTCAGTTGTGTAACTTCGTTGAATACCGTTCTCTGGATGGTAGATCCACAGACGATGTTTATACCAACCTATTTTGCCGTTGTTTATCCAATCATTATGGACTACCCCATGAAAGGTATCTTCTATAAAGTTGTTAGGCGGCAATGTCGGAAGTATTACTTCTTTGTAGTACAGAACCGTAGATAGATGTGGTCTTTGGCTCCACTGATACGTTCTTCTGAAGCCGTTTTCCACTTGTCCGATCATTAAACCCTCATGCTCTGTGGGTATAACATTTTCGTGATGAAATCTAATGGTGTTAGCGGTGCCGTCCATTATAAAGTCTATGCACTTATTCCAATCTATCTCTCTATCTGGCGTTAGTGGGGCATCGCCCTCAACATATAGCAATAGTGGAGTTTTAATTAGTTCTATAGTTTTTCTAAGCATCCCTGACTGGTGATGTAACTCGTCGAAAACAACAGGCAGTACATTCTTGTATTCATGTAAGCATCGCCATAGTATTTCAGTCTTGTAAGCGTCATAGTCTGCTTTACGGTCTTGCTGTTCTTCTCTCAAACCATCTATCTGTAGGATAATTTCGCTATCTGGTAAATGATGCCTGACTGTTTTTAGTGTCTCATCAATAATCTTAGTATCTGGGTGACTAGGTAAAACTGAGGTCGGTATTATAACGGTTATATCATTCATTATTTAACTGCTCCAATACCTTGTGTTTAAAATCTCTTTTCCATTTAATCCACCAAGCCGTTTGTTGATGTACATTTCTAGGCCAGTCTTCAAGCAGTTCAGGTATCAAGCCCCAAAGTCTATCCCACTCTACAATTTTTGGAAATGGTGTATCGCCCATAAATAACCAGTCCCAGTACCCATTTAAGGTTTCAGTAGGGCTAACTTCATCAGCAACAGGTATTGCCATACATTCTAGCGCTTCAAATAGCCTGAAACTATCAGGGATTACCGCACCAGATGGCGCAGGAACGATTTTTGCACGCGACATGAACATATAGTAGTCTTCGGGTTTTTCGCCCTGTGTGAAGCCCTTTGTGCGTGTCACCTTAACGTTTTTGTTAGACATACTCATATCAATCAAAATGTCTGTCAACTCCACACGTCGTTTGTGTGTTACTTGGCCGGAGAAATATACTTCGATGTCTTTAGGCTCTTTTGTAGCTGTGATATGCGGAGGGAACCCAGTGCCTAAGCGGTTGTACTTGTCGTGTTTGTCTATGTGAGGATTCTGCACCCATATATGT